TTTGAGTGCGTTTTTAAGTCCCTCATGGTTGTTGGCTGCTTTCTCTGCGCTCTCGCCCTCGTCCTCTATCGCCTCGCCCGTGCCGCGTGCCTGTGCTTCGAGTTTGTGCAGTTCTGTCTCTGCGTCGCTCAATGCAACTTGCCACTTGTTCGCCTGGGTTGAGTTCTCACCGTATTTGGCTTTAGCGTCGTCTAAACCTTGCTGTAAAGCGGCTATACGGTCTTTTTGTACCTGGATACGCTGTGTTAGCAATTCGGACGATTTAGCGGCGTTTTTCTCGGCCTGGTCACCCGTTGCAAACGCAGTGGCTAAACTGCGCATTTGCGCGTCTAGTGCTTTGCCCTGGTTGATCAGACCGTTTATAGCTGCTCTGTATTCTTCCTCGCCCTCAACCTGTAGGCGTGGGCCGATATTAGTTGCCATTAACCCAACCTCATTATTTGATCGTGGGACAACTTACGTTTGGCGGGTGCGCCGTTTTCGATCTGGTAACAGTTGATGTAACTCACCATTTCGCCGTAACGTGTATTGTCCACCTCGGTTTTTGTCATGTTAAATTTGCGACCGAAATATAAAAACCAAGTGTAGTTAAGTTCTATACTTGGTCGCTTTTCACGTTTTTTGATTTTCTGCCCGGTTTCTCTTGCCCGACTTCAACGTCGGGTTTCTGATCTCTGCGCATAGTCCGCAGTGCCTCGGTCTGCAGTTTGGTTAGCTCTTGGATTTCCAGGGCTTCAAGTTCTTCGACCGTTAGCACGTCGGGTGTGTACCCGGGTTCTTCATATGCGCGTTTAGACTCGTACCCCTCATTGAGAATTACAAGTATTTCAGTTACCTTGTCGACCATCTCAACTGTGTTGCCGGTGCCCATCACTACGTTAAGGTTCTCAAGTTTGCCCTCGGGGCAGAGTTTCGCAATGCGTTTAGCTGCCCCGACGGTCATACAAAAGTTGCGTTCTTTTCCGTGGATCTTCATTGTTTTTACCTCTTACTGATTAGGATTAACTACGTTGCCGAAAAATCCCATAATAGCGGCCTGAGCGTCTGCCTCGGTTGTGTACTCTTTGCCCTCTTTCTTCCACACGTGGTTAGTGGTATCGTCGCGGTAAATAGAAAACTCTATTTCCTGGGTCTGCCACTCGATCTCGTCCTCTGCTGTGTTGAGTTCCTGGCCAGCATAGTTTGCACGGCACTTGGTGAACACATACGGCACATAGGACGTAACACCCGCGGACATATAGCGGGCAACATAACCAAGACCGACATACGGTATTGCTACGTTGTCGTCAAAGTTCAGCCAGTCTGTCTGTGTCTCGTCTACGGGTATACCGTAAATAAAACGTGTTGCAGCTGTTAAAAGTCCGTCCACGGTCATTGTGACTGTACCGCCGGTGAGCTGTCCGGGCACGTCCTCTGCAATTGTGTTGTCTGCATAGAACGGGTCACCCTCGGTGTATTCCGGTTCGATTGATACGCTAACGCCACGTGCCAAAGGCATTGCTCCTGTGTAGGTGACGTTCCCGCCGTTGTTTTCATATTTTGCAACTATCGGCAGACTATAGCCGGTTGCAACTCTTCCGTTTGCCATATAGCGTTAACCTCTCTTTGTTAGTTTTGCTATTTCACGATCGCATGTTGTGGTTGCGATCCTATCAAGTTGTGATTTGGCGGCTGCCACCGCCGGTTTAATAAACGGGTGTTTTGGTAGGTACGATGTGCCAACCTCTAACGACCTCGCTATTAACACGTTAGGTTGTCCGTTCGGGTACTTCTTGGTTTTAACCTGGTTGTATCCGTCAAAACCTATACGTGTATTTATGTTGTTTATCTCATCGCGAAACGGTGCAATACCGAGCGAGTCTAACAACCCCTCTTTTTGCAGCGTGGTTAGGTGTTCAAACTGTTTGTTTTGCTTGTACCTACCCTTGCCCATGTTGTCGGTTATTGTCGGCATTGCCTCAAGTCTGCGCCGTATTTCGCGGTACAGATAGCCCGCCATTTCGTAAAGCACCTTTTCTGCGATAAAGCTTGCCGAGTGTTCTAGTTTCTGCAACTCGTCTGAATAGACGTTAAAGTTTTTCCACTCAAGTTTAGCCATATAAGACCACTTCCCACGTTACGTGTATGTACTGTGTGTCGTCCTCATAGTCGACACTTTCCACGCGGTACGGTACGCCCAGGCCGTCGAACAGTTCGGGTATAGACTCCATTAACGGGTCGTTTTCCGTTTTCGTGAACAGATCCACCGACATTGACCACCCGTGTTCTGCGGTGCGGTTGTCGCCGTAAAAGTTCTGTGTGCTGTCCTCTTGCCATACCACGTATGCCATGCGGTTATTGGCGCGTGCGAAATAGTGATACACCTCTGGTGTAAGGGTAAGCAGTGCCGTTTTAATATCACTCGGTTTCATCAAAGTTCACCCTCTCAAGAGAAATATCAGTGACCGGCAACCCGTCGTCGTCGTTCAGCTGCTGTATCTGTACCACCTTGTATGCGCCCGCCTCTGCCGTGTCGTAGAACGGCGATAAACGCACCAAATCGTTTGTTTTGACCACACCCACACGGTGTATGCGTACGAGTTGGTCTATTTGATCCTGGGCACTTTTTGCCGTCCAATAACGATTAATACCTACGGTGCGTTCTTCGTAGTAACCCTGGTAGTACTCGGCGTAGTTGTCTATAGGCATTGCCCCCGGATCGCTTGCGAGTCCGTCGGGTCTGCTGATCGTAATAACCCCGCTGTCATACATCAGTTGTTACCTCGTTCATGTGCAGCGCAACAATTTTGCTGTGCATTGCATATCTCAACATAGGCGGCATACCGTCGTTTGAATTGCGCTTGTTGTGCAGCCAACACGCGTACATGCTGATTAACTGCGCGTCGTCAAAGTCATAACCCGCCGTAGGATCTAACGGCACACCCTTTTCGTTCAGTGCCTTTATTGCCGCGTCGCGGTACTGCTCTAAACGTGTATTTATTAAGTCTGTAACCGTCATGTACCCAAGGTCGGTTTTGATCATCTGTAAAACATCGTTGTTAGTTAGCATGTTTGTTGCTCCTATATGGTTACGGCCTCACCCCGTAGGGCAAGGCCGTATATTTTGCGTGCGCCTAAATTATGCGTTTGCGGTATCCTGTGCAAATGTGATACCGGTCATGGACGGTGTAGCGCCGTTAATGCCGATAACTACGAATGCCTCACGGATAACCGGGCGACCGTCTGCGTAGGTTGTACCTCTTACGAGTGTTTCGTCCTCGATAAAGTGAGCGTGCTCACTTGTTGCGAGGTCAAAGCCCTTACCCTCTGCGAGTGTGTAGGCTCTGCCGTATCCACCGGCGATAATGCCGTCGGGCATGAACTCTGCAACCTTGATATTGCCACCGATAACCGGCATTACATTGTTAACGCTTGCGACCAATGCGCCGTTTGCGTTAAATGTGATAGCGTTTGCCATGAGTGCGGTGCGTGTCTGCTCGTTCATGATCCAGAATTTAGAACCGCCGTATGTTGCCTTTGCTGCGCCGCTTGCCTCGACAAGTGCTTTAAAGAATGCTTTGTCTGTTACGCTTGCTGCAATGGTCTTTACGTTGGATACGTGGAGATCTGCCCACGGTCTGGCTGTTGCCGGATATGTTGCCGGTGCTGCCTGGTCAAGCAGAGATTTTACAAAGCCCTCGGGCATATTTACGCCGTCGCCGTATACGATAGCTTTATCGTAAGCATAGGCCATAGCCTGGGCAATTGCTCTGGTGATCTCGTCGACGAGGTCCTCGTCGCTCATGTAAATTGCAGCATTGCAGATTCCGATAAACAGGCCGAGCTTGTGGAGTGATACGTTGACCTGGTACATACCAAGTGTTGCCTCGTTGAGCTTTCCGCAAAGCTCTGTCCACACTGCTTCACCGGGCAGACCAAGAACAGCACCACGGCCGTTGCCGTTTGCGCGCTTTACGTTTACCTCGCCGTAAAGCTGTGAGAACTCGGGGAGTTCTGCACGGATAAGTCCGATCCAATCAACCGGCAGAGCATAGCCAATGCCGGTAATGGCGCGTTTCTCGGAAAGTTCAGAACGGATATTGTCGATAATCTCTTTGTGTTCCTCGACAAATGCTTTTCTCTGATCCATGGAGAAATCTCTATAACGTGTAACCATGTTGTAACCCTTTCTTGTTTCTGGTTTTTTTTCTGCGGCTCTTTCTTCCGGCTCTGCCGCTGCCGGTACTTCCTGGGCACTCTCGGCGGCTTTAAGTTCTGCCTCGAGTTCTTCTACCTCACGGGAAAGTGTGGCCACTGCGTCGGCGTTTCTCTGCACCTCTGCGACGTGGTCGTTGTTCTCTGCCTCAAGTTCGGCGATCGTCTGCTCAACTGCCGCGCGCTGTTCGTCGTTCTCAACCTCTGCA